TTCGTCATTCCAGAGCAGTGCCCGGCTGTGGCCACCGTGTGTGGCCCAAGGATAACTCCGGAGCAGTATTGGTGTCCACCAAGCACGTACACGGTACTTCGTCTGTCAGTACTCAGCGTGCCGTCTATGATGTAGCTCTCTTCTTCGAGCCCGGAATCGCAAATGGGTACGAAGTCGTCCCCGCAACCGGAAAGCTTCGTGACTGAGAGCATGGCCACAAGCAGTACCGACCACACGAACAGGGCGATTAGCACTCGGTCTGACTTGGTGTTCACAGGCCCTCCAATGGGTCGTTGCTTCCCGCCTCGGCCTGGCACAGGCGCAGGTCGTCGATGGCGCTCTTGCAGGCACCGCTCTTCTTTCCGGTTGCCCGGCACACGCTCACAGCCTGCCTACGCTCCCACTCGCAGGGCTTCTCTTCAACCTGCCCAAGGGATAATAGGATTAGAAAGATTATGTGCATCGCTCGTACACCCCAGTCACTCCATCCTCGAAGGCCAGTTCATCCATGAAATCGTCGGGTTCTGTGATAAGAAACTCCTGCGTGGGGTCGTCGTGAACGTCGAACTCGTCCAGTAGGTCCAGCGGCTTAGGCACCTCCAGCTTCCAAGGCTGTGGGCTGACGCTGGGTCGGCGGAAATGTTTGATAGTGTCGCTCACAGCAGCTCCAGTTCATGCTCGGGAAAGTATGTCAGCTCTTCGGCGTCCACCCACTCAAAGGCTACGCCATAGGTGCGCACCCCGTCGTACTGCTTTACGGCACACACCGTGCCGGTGTTTCCGTCGTGCCTACCACTCATCACACGCACCTGCTCACCAAGTAACGTCTCGATGTAGCCAGCAATCAGTGTGTCTACAGCCTTATCCTCCCACTTCAGGTCGAGCATCTCTTGGAGAAGGACCTCTGCCTCATCCTCTTCGGGCTTGCGCCGTCCCTCATCCATAGGCCCTGCCTTCCTGCTTGCCGCGCCCACTGCTGGTGCGCTGCGTCCTTTGAAGTACTTTGCGTACTTGGGGTCTAGTTTTCCGTATCCTTTAGCCATGTCTATACTCCGCGTACGTAGGGCTGCTATTTGTTGCTTGATTTACTAGCCACTCCAGATCGCTTAGAACGTCCATCGCCGCTCTTCCCTCTGTTGGTACTCCGTGCTGCTTTGCTAGGCTGTTCAGCAGGTTCAGTTCCTTCTCCAGGCGATCCCGCACTCCCCGCACTCTCCGCAGCTCGTTCGCTTTCTGGTTCCACTTTGGGAGATCGTACTTGCTCTTTACTTCCATCCCAGTCGGTCTCCTGTTCAATGGTGTCGAGCATCTGATAGATGTCTGCGACTTCCTTGTCATACCTTGCTCGATCGCGTCGTGCCGATGCAGTGATTGCTGCGTGGCAGTGCTTACCCATAATCTCTCCGAACCTAGGTCCGAGAGTCCGACCGCGTCTATTCCTGTTGAAACTCATAGTTACTCCATTATAGCAGAGGGCTTTCCCGATGTCAAGCCCTCGTAATCTTTTCTACTTTTCATCGGTGGTCGTTATCGATGCGTGTAAAGATGTTGTGCCGTAAGTGTTCGAGATACTTACGGATTCTCCCCCTAGAAATCTCTAGCAGGTTGACGATGCTGCGCTCACCCTCTCCCTGAGAGTGTAGCCACCAAGTGAAGCAGGCTTCGTCGCACAAGACACCTTCTCGTATCGCTTGCACGGCCAGCAGTTGGGAGTGGTGGTAGTACCTACCCTTCGCGCTAGAGGGGTAATCGAGAGTCCCGCACTCGGAGTCCGCAACATCATCGAACGTGCGATGGGCGTGGTCATTCTTCAGCCCACCCTCTTTGCGGTTAGCCAGCGAGCGCAACGAGATTGTACTAGACGGCCCCTTCAACAGGTGCCCCTCGACACCGCCCTCGATGTCGTAGAACTCCGTCTCCTCTAGCTTCTTGTACCACGCTCGCTGTAGCTTACGAAACTCCCTGGTCTCGTTGAACTTTTTCTCACTCAAAACCACACCCTCCAGTACTCGCCATCGGAAGCGGGAACGTAGTAGATGTACCGACCACCCGAGTCGCGCTCCCACTTGAATAAATCATATTGCATTATTTTATTTCTGACCAGTTGCTGCCCGTCTTAGGCTCCGCGATGATCGGCACCTTGAGGCCCAGCAGCGGTCCCGCGCTCTCCAGCGACTCCTTCAGGACCTGCCTAGCCTGCTCGCCGTCACCGATCTGATTCTGCGTCAGCACCTCGTCGTGCACAGTTGTCACAAGAGTCATGTCCAGGGTCTTGTCCGGGTGCATCTGGTACTGGTTCATCCCAAGCACGAGCAGGTCTCGGCTACCACCCTGCACCAGGTAGTTGACGACCAGACGCTCCCCTCGGGAACGAATGCTCCACTCTAGTCCGGTGGGGGTAGCCTTCTTTCCGTTGGCTCGGCACTTGGCGCGGTACTTGTTGGCGAGAACCTTGTACTCCTCGGGATAGTGCGCACGCATGTAGTCCTGGTTCAGCTCCGGGATGTGTCGGATGCGTCCAGCTCGCGTCTTGCACCAGGGTAGCGGCCCCCTGCCCGTGACCACCTCGATAACGTGCTGCCTAAACTTCTCTACCTCGGGGTACTCTGCGTGCAGCGCAGCGATCTTCTCCTCCGCCTCCTTCTTGCTGCAGCCCAGCTCCCCAGCTAGCTTGTCGGGCCCCCCGCCGTACAGCAGGAAGCCGAAGTTGACCATCTTAGCAAGGTCCCTGGAGATTCCCATAGCGTCCGCGGTACGCTGATGCAGGTCGGCCCCCTCCATGAAGGCCTGGAGGATAGACCCTCCGCAGTACTCCGCGAAGTAGCGCAGCTCCACCTGCGAGTAGTCCGCGCTCGTGAACTCCATGCCGGGGTCCGGGATGAAGCACGCTCGAACCCGCTGGGCCCACACGCCGTGCGCGGGCTGGTTCTGGATGTTGGGGTTGGCGGAAGCTAACCGCCCCGTGACGGTCCCAAAGTGGAACAGGTCCGGGTGCAGCTTCTTGTCTGCCCACTGTAGGGCCTCCTCGATGAGGCCGTCCGTGTACGTGGTGACTACCTTGCTCGTCTCCTGGTACTCCAGGCGAAGCTTGGCCAGCTCCTTTCCGTCACCCCTCGCGTTCTTGACGTTCCACTCCATGGCGCTGCCCGACGTGCTGAACTGCCCCCCAGCGGTCACGCCGTGCGGTACCCAGATGCCCTCCTCGAAGAGCTGCTGCAGCTGCTTGCTGCTCGTGATGCTCACCTCGGGGGCTAGGGCCTTCCACCTCTTGTGGACACCGTCCAGCTCCTTGGTTGCCTGGTAGCGAAGTCCGCGCAGCTGCCCCTTGTCGAGGTTCATGCCCGCCAGTTTCATTTCCGCCAGTAGGCGAGTGAACTTACACTCCTCGTGTAGCCACGCCCTGTCTGACTCACTCATCTGGTGCCAGTAGTGCAGGCCCAGCTGCAGAGTGTTCAGTGCGTCGTGCCCCGCGTACACCTTGACGGCGTCCCCAGTCTTGTGGGATATGCTCGGGTCGTACTCCGGGCTCTTCCGCCCCAGCACCTCCAGAGCTAGGTCCTTGAGGCCGATGCCCTTGTTCTTCCCGGTGACTAGCCACGCAGCAATCATGGAGTCGAGCAGGTTGTGTAGTGGGTAGCCCGCTCGAATCATAACCTGGTGGTCGAACTTCGCGTTGTGCGCCCACAACTTGGTCCTGGTCTGGAGGCGCGTGCATATCTCATGCAGGTCCATGAAGGACGCGTTGTTCCCCTTGTGGCGGAAAGGGATGTAGTACGCCTTCCCGTCCTCGAAGGCTAGGGACAGGCCCAGCAGGCTGCTGTAGCTGATGTTGACAAAGTCCCGTCCACGTAGCAAGGGACCTGTCACCTCCGTGTCGAAGCCTATCCAGCCCTCGTACTTGTCCATCTTGCGGCACAGGGTCTCCACCTTCAGGGCCGTGTTCACCAGCACCACCTTGAGTGGCACTAGCTTCTCCTCTATCGGCTCCACACGAAACACGGGACGGTGCGTGTACGCCAGCTTAGAAACATCGGGCTCGGGCTTCTCGGGAATGATTCTCATGGGGTCCGGTTGATCATGTACGTGCATGCGGTGCAACAGAAAATGCGCCCGTTGTTGTCCTGGACGTGGGCCTCGTTCCGGAATATGGTGGCTCGGCACGCCGGGTTGCGGCAAGTACCAATGGCTTCACCAGGGTCATGGTTGTAGTACTCGTTCTTGATGTCGGTAGCCAGCTCATCATCGCCAGCTATCCGCTCTGCGGGGAGAATGACCTGCGTCCACTCCACATTGGCCGGGTCTTGCTCCAGCCTAGCCTCCTCCTCAATCACGCGATTCAAGTACCAGGCTGCCTTCTTCAGGTCCTGTAGCTTGTTGTCCTTGTACTCGCAGCGGCACACGTACTTCAAGACATTCGCCAGTCGAAAGTCGGACTTGGCGTAAGTCTCAATGACGTCAATGACCTCTATACCATTCTTGTGATAGTGCCCCGGTCGGTTCACGGGGTCTTCATTTGTCCGGTTGTTTTGCATCTCTTCACGTTTCCTTGGTGGACGCGAGATGGCTTGCACACCTCGGCGGGCTGGTGACGCGAGAACCCACTCACACGCCACGACCCTCGTCCAGGCTAGTTGCCTAGCCCTTTGCTTTAGGCGAACGCTCGACGGCGTGCCAGAAGGTGAGGTTCAGGAAGGACTCGCTGACGTCCACTGCAGTTTCCTCCGCCTTCTTCTTCCCCTCCTCCACAGGGAACTGGAACTTGGCCGCGACAAGGCGACCTCGAACTGGGTAGCCCTTCTCGTCCTTGCGGGTGGGGTGGTCAATCTCGATGATTGCACTTGCCGAACCGGGGTACTCCTCCACGTCACCTAGGAGGACACCGAAGTTGTCGTACGAGTACTGCTTGTCCCCGGTGGGGGTAGCAAGACTGATTGATGCGATACGTGTTTTCTTTGGCATTAGAACTCTGCTTTCTTCATTCCACTTTTGTTTGTTGACTTGGGGCGGGCCGACTTGGCCTTCCCCGAACTCTGGTTTCCTGCCACCATTGGGTAGAGGGACAGACCTAGGGCCTCGCCCAGGGATACGGCTGCCCGCTTCAACGCATCGGTTACTGCTTCAGCGTCCGCGAAGTCGAGCACCTGGTTTAGGCGGTCGTCGGAAATGGGGTTGCCCTGCCGGTCAGTCACCGAACCGTAGCCCTGCGCCACACCGGCACGACAGATTACTGCGCGGTACCCATCGTCGTCGTCAGCCTCTAGGTACACCCTAAGCGCCAGCCTGCAGTGTGAGCGCGGGTTCTCGGGGGTTGCGTGTCGGAACTCGTCGATGTCGTAGCCCCAACCGTCCCACCCGAACAGCTCATTCAGTTTCCGCTTGACGTAAGCGCCCGTGACGTAGCTCAACCCCTGTCGCTCTGAGACGAACTCCGGGGGGACCGCCTTCGTGAGTAAATATTCGATGTCCGGTTTCATATCAGCCATTCTAGCACACCCCTCCGAAGGCGTCAAGGGCCTCCGCGTTCATCTTGTCCATTTCCTCCGGCCAGCTTGGGTCGGGCTCAATCACGTACGCACGCTGGTCCCAGTACATGCGCCACTTCTGCTTATCCCCCTTGTGGATGCACTCCGCCGTGATGATGGCAAGGGGCGCTTCGAGGATGGCCAGCTGTGTCTGCACCTGGGTCCAGTAGTAGTCGGGACACTTGGTCTGCCACTTGGTGCTGGTGCTCTTCTTGATCTCCAATAAGAAGTCTCCTCCGTGTTCGTTGATGACTTCGTGGATGTACGGAAAGAGGGCCCTGTCGTGGCTGTACTCTGGGACAGGCTCAAGTCCGTAGTCTACCGACCCCCACCCGTCGATGCTAGCGCCCAGCATAGGCCAGCAGTCGTTCACATAGAACCCGTTCTCGGGATTCACCATGCACCCAGCGGCTACGCCGAACTTCCGCATGATGTTCTCCTCGTCGTGCGACCCGTGCAGCATACTCGTCACGGTCTCGGAATCGAACTCCTTCTCGCCGCCGTTCTTCACGAAGATTACATCCTCGCGTCGGTCCTCCCACCAGTCAGTCTCCCGGGTGAACTCCTCACGCCAAGTGAATATTTCTGAGGAGCTGAGGTACCCTCGACGAATCTCCAGCCAATGGTCGAAGTCCTCCTTCGCATCGGCAAGCTTAGTAACAGTCATGCAGACAGTGTAGCACAAAAAAAAGATTGATGCAACCCTTGACATCACTTTTCTCACATGCTATACTCATTATTCTAAGACTAGTACACTAATCCTAGTAATAATACACTAAGCATACAAAGACTATTCTTAGAATAATGCACTAAGCTTAGTACGGAAAGTACAGGGAATAATCTATGGGACAGCACAGGGACAGCAAGACACCAGCAGCACCACACGACTGCCCGCAGTGTGGTGAGCCATGTTACATTGGGTTTGGCATCAACGCTCGCTGCAC